ATCTAGTGTGAGAGTAAAATCCGACCCATTGATCGCCGTGATCGTTCCTACCAGTCCATTCGCTTGATACATTCCATAAGGCTTCGGAACTGTTAATCTGACATTCATCCCGACGATATAAGTATTAGCCTCTGTAGTGGGGTTACCTATCGCAACCGAAATAACCATAGGAGACGATTGCGTGATGGCTGTTATCAGCAGGCTAGATGGAATCTGAATAACTGGCGGTAATAGGTTATTGGGCATATAATCTTTTTTTTAATCAAATTCCTAAAAAAAGGTAGGTGACAAACTGTCCCTACCTCTAGTCTTAAACCATTTTCCCGGCGTCAGCACAATGATCCTAGTATTAGCTAGGAACCGGTGCGTTGATCGTTCCTGTTTCCATTTTGTAGGCTTGCCATACAATAATGTCGCCTGCAGAACCTCCTGGAGATAAAGCTCCCGAAGGAACAAGCATATAAGGAATAAACAAGCTTGAATGGAATGGCACTTGGGTAAAGTTGTACCCTGTAGTGACGTTGGTGATCGGATTAAACGACGCATTTTGCCCTTGTGGAGCGACAGTCGCAAACAACTGGGTTGTAGGCGAACCGGAGCTTGCTGGAAGAGCAAATGTTGTGTAGTTAGTTGTATTCACATTGATTGTGAATGTATAATCCGTCACGGCTGTTATGATCGGCGGTTTACTTTGTGGCTGATTGAAATTGTTCAATTCAACCATTCCGCAAGAACCTGGAATCGTAAATTCAACGCATTGACCAACAACATAATTATGTTTTTGTGAAACAGTAACCACACCCTGAGTAGCCTTAGTAATACCTGTAATAAAGTAGAACTGAGGTTGAACAGGAAGAGCCGGAGCAACTCGTCTTACTTTAAAGGAAGTTGCCGCAGAGCCTGGGCTATTTAGCCCTAAAAGCGTAAATCCGGATCCAGAAACGCTAGAAATAGTGAAGGTCATTCCACTAATTTGTTGTAGACCAACTGCATTGTAAATAACCACCTGATCTCCTTCGGAGTAGGTATTAGTTACAGTTGCAACGGCAGGAGTTGCGTTTGTAATAGTTGTCCCAGTCAATTGTGCTTGTGGCTGAGGAAAACTTCTTACATAGGTAAAACCATTAGATGCAGTGCTTGTTGAAAACTTATCGATGTTAATGGCGTTAGTGCTAAGTGTTTTAGTCCAACGTAAACCATCGTTATCGGCAGTTAATCCACCACCATACCATTCACCTCTAACACAAACACCTGGGTTAGGTGCTAGATTCATCTGTGTAAGATTGGTGGTTACAAAGTAATCTACCCCACTTGGAAGTGGAATATACTGGTTAACAGCTGTTGAAGGCTGAGTAAAGGTCCCTTGAGTAACAATAGTAAAAGGCATAATCCTAATCTCCTTATGATGGTTGGAAAGTTGTTACGTTCAAACCAGAGATCCAGTTTTGGTTCGTGATCGCGCGAGCGATTGCGAACTTGGCATAGAGTTGACTGTTTTGAGCAACAGACGAAACGACCCAAGGTGGGCGATACCCAATAACCGCGGTATAGTTGTTCTGCTCGATTTTCGCGGCAGCTTCCAAGCCATACATAGGGATTGTGTAAATAGTATTACCCTTCAGAGAGATGCCTGGAGTCCTTGCAGCTTTGGAGCTAACAAAGAAACGGAACCTTGAGATAGAGCAATATTCTTCGGGCCGGATCCCTTCTTGTGTCGGGTATGCTGATTTAAGCAGCACGCCTTGGACTTTCTGAAGGTCGGCGCAGAGGTTTGTATTCGCCAAGGCGATAAATGCGTCCCTGACACCACCGGTTGCGAACTTTAAAGTCGCTTCCAAGTTGGTCAACATTGAGCGAGCATCGTTGCCAAGTAAAATATTTTCGATGTTGTTTACATCGTTCAGCGAGATATTCGAAGGCTGGTCGCCGTTCAAACCGCCAGTGGCGTTGAGATAGGAAACCGAACTTGAGAATAGATCGCGCATTAACAAGTCCTCTTTTTCCCTGAGCCATTGTCCCAAGAGAGCAGTGAATTTCGTTAATGTTTTGCTGTTTTCCCAGAGGACGACCTGCTCGTTTGTAACGATAGACTTGGCGTAAATCTCCATAGTCGCATCGATATCTGTACGAACCGGAACCTCGGAAGCTGGATCGATACCCGAACCGTCAAGCTGACCGCCTTCAGTAGAAAGACGTTCAAAACGAGACATACGAGTCGTTTTACCCACATAACTTTCGGCATGGTGTAAATCAACGCCGAAGGAGTGGATTAAGTTGAACATTGGGGTGGAAAGTAGGTCTTCAGAAGCTTGGACCGGAAGTTCCGGAGCCATGTTCTGGATTCCTGTAATCCCTGTTGAGAATGACATAATCTTGCCTCATGTAAGTTGAAATTGTTTTCGCGGTTGACGAAACCAAAAACTGTCTTACGTTGGCGAAGCGTACATTCTGCCAGGGTGCCAGCTAGCGAGGCCGGCTGTATGTCGCTTTCTTCAATCTATCAAATCTTTTTTTTAATTACAAATGGTTTTCAATCTTTCAATTTCTGCGGCCATAACGGAAAGTGCGCGAGAAATATTAAAATCATTAGACATCCACTCCGGAAGTTCTGAATCTGGAAAAGCTTCTCGGTGATTTTTAATAGATTGTTGATGATTCCAATCGGCTTCATCTGCGTGTTTTCCAAAAATCGCTGGAAGATCTTCAATTAGATAACTGTTTTTGTCCGCCATTTTTATCCTCTAATTGTTTGTTGTCATATTGCTGCTGTTCCCACTGGTAAAACTTAATCAGAAGGAACTCGGCTACCTTTTGAATTAGGTCGTTTTGCCGGTATTGATATTGGTCCGGACTTCCATAGGCGATCATTGTAGACTTTTTATAAGCCTCGAATATTTTCTTTAGTCCATCGAGTTCAGCATCATTCATCTTCATCTCTGTTTTTGAAATAAGTTGTCATTTTTGCAACATCATCCACAATGGTCGAAGACACATCTATGGTAAATAAATCTTGATGATTCCGATTCCAAGCCTGGGCAAATTCAATTACCTCCCCAAATTCTTCATATTCGGGTCCAAATGCCCAGGCTGCAAAATCTTCAATCTGATCGTCCGGAAGGAAATTCTTAACGATGTCCCTCAATCCATAAGGAACCAAAGGAGGTCTAGGTATCCACATTTTTAGATTCCTTGTGCTTCTTATGAAAATCAACGCAATGTTGGTGGCATATTGAATGCAGACATCCAACCATGAAAGCTGCCTCAATTATGTCACTGGTATTATTTTGAATTATTTGACGAGCAATGTTTTTGAGCTTTTCCCTTAAGAACTCAAACTCATAAGCCATCTTTTCATTATCCATTCCCAACTCCTTTTAACGACGCTTGCATCCTTGCCCAGTTAGCAGCCTTCCTTTCTTCAGTTAGGATATGAGAACCAGGGGCCGGAGATGGTTGGGTTACGGTTGCTCCGGACATTGATTTGGGCTTGGCTTGATTGATTTCTGCCCTGGCTGCTTCTTTTTTTGCTGTAACTGAATTAGGAACGAGTTTCTTAATGGCATGATAGATATCCGCCCACTTGTCATATCCGTCTTGTAGACGGCTTAAAGGGCGAGAAATTTCGGGATAATGGTAGTCAAGGTAATCGCGGTTCTCTTGAGAAATGACATGATGAAAGTCCGGATAGTCTTTAGACAAACGGGCTGGATATTCCTGCATTTCTTTTTCCATTCTCTCTCTTGCGGAGGCGGCTTCGCGCTGCGCGATGATGGCATTAACCTTCTTCTCGATCTTTTGGTCTTCACTCTCATCTGTGGGCTCTACATAATGGTGTTGTTGGTATGGAGCAGGTTTAGCTGTGAAAGCAGCTTCCATCGCTGCTTTAAGAGCAGCAGCCTCTGCCTCTTTTTCAGCTGCTCGTCTTTCAGCAGCCTCTCTTTCAATTCGATCTTTTTTTCTTCCTTCTCGGAAAGCTTTAAAGTTTTCATCGTCTTCTAAATTCTTTTGACCCTTTTCTTGTCCTTGTGATTGTTGATTCAAATTTGTGTCAACATTTTGTTGTGACACTTTTGTATCAACTTGCTCTTGTTTTAAATTATTTTCTTGCTTATTTTCAGGGGCAACAACTGTCATATTGGAGTCTCCTTCATGTTAGATACAACTAAAAGCAATGTAAAAGAAAAAATTGAAAAGCGCAAATCAAATGTAAAACAAAAACTTGAATTTGTGGAGGACAAGCCAGGTAATCTTGAAAATAAAGATTATCAACTTGAACAAGAAATGATGATGGCGAAGCTCAGGGAGGAGCTGCTGCAGAAATTTAAAGACTATAGGCAGACAATAAACTATATGGCGGCAGACGCGCCCATAGAAGTTCTATGCCTTCCCAAAGCCATAGAAAGCGTTTTACTCGCTAACAACATCTTGCGTATCTACGACGTTTTTGACGTGGATTTTACTAAAGTCAAAGGACTCGGAGTAGTCCGCATCCGGTATCTTACATCCTGCTTGGATCAGTTCTTCTCTATGCTTTAGAAAGTATTCATGCTCGGAGGGCATGTCAACTTGTTGATCTTTTCTAACGAACTTCCAAAAATGGAAAGGATCGGTATTTACAAATTTACCAGGGTCTTTTGATCCTGGAGTTTTGATGAACTTCCATCCTTTATAAAAAGCGTCGCACCAAGCCTTCATGGTCTGGTATTTCTTGTCGACGTGGGAAAGGCTATGCAATTCAGCCATGACCATATCCGAGGGCATAACCCATAACCTTTTGGTTATCTTATCCAATCCCTTGTTGTAAAGAAATACAGCCTGATTTGGTCTTGGCTTCGGTAGATAAGGCCAGGCATAGAACTTTCGACGTATAACGGTGGCAAGCAAGGGATCTTTAGCCAGAAGCATGACGATACAGAACTCGTTTTCATTGATAATCGTCTTGTGGTTTTCGATACATTGCCGAAGATGCGGCATGATATCGTCGGTCATTGCGTGCCCGACCTCAAGCGCATCATATTTGGTCTGATCTTTCATCAGTTTATTAGATATCGCTCCGGCTGTTTCTCTTGCTTGAGTCATTAAATCAGTCCCTCTTTATAGTTCTGTTTGTACCTGCGCCACTGCTGTGGCGTTGGATTCGGGATTATTTTCAGTAGCTGCTTTCTTAGTAGTCTTGCGCGTTTTCCTGACATTTTTCTTACCTTCTTTAAGTTTTATGACCTTAGTGTCTTTTGTTAACTTTTCTGCAAGTTCCCATTTCTCCCTACATTCCGGAGACATTTCTTCAGGAGTAGGTGGCCGGTAAACAAAGCTTGTATTAAACTTCACCGCCATTCCAGTTGGTTTCATTGCTTCCAGTTTTTCTCTATGCTGTTGGTCTGTCATTTCGATTGAGACATGCTTTTCGCGTGGACCGTCGGATTCGCGTGAGTTGTCTATCTTCGTTATTTTCTCGAACATTAGTCGTGCCTTTTCCAATAAAGGACTTCGGAGTCTAGTTTGTGTTTAAGGCCGTCCCAGGTATTTCCAACGGCCCAGCCGCTATAAGTCTTCTCTTTAGTTTTTAAGTAAACCAAATCAAAGTCTGCCGGTAAGAAAAGACTCGCATCGACCCATTTATCTTCGTCGTATTTCAAATCGCGATATGCGACTTTGCGATCCTTTCCTGTCTTGATATCCTTAACAACATCGCGAGCAACTTTGATAGCCTTCATCCAAGTTATCTTTTTTTGAACGTTTGAATTTGAGAACGATTGTTCCGTATTGCGCTAATGCGCTTACTATCCAAGGTGGACGGTGAATGATTTGATAATTATCCAGTGTGTATCCGTGCATGACTTGCGCTCGCATAACATCAGTTAAAATCCGGAGGACTTCTTCTTTGTCATGCGCATAAAGATATTCGGCATATTTACCTATCTCCAATTCGATCTTGTCTTGCACTTCCTTTATTTCTACTCCCACTCTGTGGGCTACATAACCATAATCTTTTGAACCAGGTATTGCGTGGCATTCGCCATCAAAATTTGGATATTCCATTAGTGATCACACTCGTTTGTTTTTGTATGGGGTGTTGGTCTGCTTTTGCCGGATCTTGGTAGAAAAGCTCCAGCTGCGCTGTCTGCTCCTGCAGGTGTTAGGTCCATATTTTTCTGCCACTGCTCGTTAGGGACTGCGCGGCCATCGCCGTGCTTAATCACGTCCGCCGTCTTATTTTTTAAGTAATCCGGATTATGTTTGTTTTTCTTACTCATTGATCCTCAACAGTTTGTTATGTAACAAGATGTAAAAGGGGGTAGCGATGTTAAGTCGCACCCCAAGTGCCATGCATTCAACCACGGCTAGGAGGCACCCCTCGCGCTTCTTAATGTTTCTCTTTGTGCTTCTTGGCATAGTTAGCCAATCCGTCAACAGATTTTTTGTATTCTTCTGCCTGGCTAAAGTCGCCACCGGAATACTTGCCATCTGCCACTTCAACATCAGCCATTTTCTTTTCCCAATGACCTTCGTTAAATTTAGCCATCGCTTTTACTGAGCCATGCTTATCTTCTTTCATACTTTCTCCTAGCCAGCGACCGCCGGCACTTGTTGGTTTGCTTTGTTTACTCCCCTGATGTACTCCGCCATCTCCAGGTTAGATCTAAAGTTGGCAAGGTCCATGTCCTCAAGCTCTATCATTTGTTTGACGATTTCCAGATCTGCTTTAGCTGTTTTATACTCGGCATCGGCAGTGATATCCTGAATCTTAGCCATGCGTTCGTTAGCCGCAGCCAAGTTATCTTGTTCTTTAGCCAGATCAGCTCTAGCTTTAGCAAACATTCCAAGTATTTTCGCGTTATCCAGTCTTTCAGCCGCTTGAGATTCTGCTTGAGCTTGCTGAGACTGCTGTTGTGTTGCTTCCTCCATATCGTCGATAACTTGCCGTTTATTCGTGATAAAAGCAGCGCGGAGAATAGACTTGTCGGGTATTGCCATTCCGAGCTGTTTAAAGTGGAGAAGTTGCTGTAATTCCATTTGACGTTGTGTGGTAGAGTAGTTACCTTCCTCAACCGCAATGGAGTATTTTTGGCTGTAACTTGAGAAGAATCGAGGGTCCGCTTCATGGCCGAGGATGTTCCGGATTTTACCTTTACTGAAATTCTTTCTAATAGCCTGCAAGAGGATCTTCCCATATAGCCTTTGGGTGTAATCCAATTTGTCGAATATAGTTTGTAGTGTAGTAAGTCCTGCGCCCTGCCTGAGCATGGATAAGATGCCGGACTTGTCATCTGTCGCACTGCCCAACAGTTCTTCATTTACGCCTGAAATTTTAGTAATATCTTCTGCCAGAGAGCTAGACAGCTCAAGCAAAGATTGAGGAATAGCCACCGGCTCAATTCTTTGAATTTCATTTACCTGCCTCCCTGCTTTAAGAGGTATTAAGAAGCCATCTCCACCGCTTGCTTGTCGGAAGCATTTTGGGTCCGGTACTACATCCACAGGGTAAATCCAACCAGCATTTAAAGAACTTTGTAATAGCTGGAGCTCAATTACCTTTCGCATGTTATATAAAAATTGAGCATCTCTGAGGTTCCGAATAACGCCCTGCTTCCTCCACGCGTATGCCTGGATGTCATTTTCTACGTAACACTGCGTTTGCAAGAAGGGGTATTCGTCAATGCCAAGTAAATTTTTTCCATGATAGTACATCTTGCCGCCAAGGCTAATGACTAGTTTGACAGTTGGGATTTGTACCTCTTGAACTTTAAGCCAAGGCTGAAAGTGCATAACGCGGTCTAACTCGTCGTCTTCGGCGGTTGGGTCTTCTTCCCATTCGATCGCTTCTCCGGTGTGCGGGTCGAGTATGATCTTACCTGGCCGTGTCGTACGATAGTAAAACTCGTCGTAGGTGAAGAGATTATTGATAGCAACGTTCTGCAGTTCTGCTTGCATCGGGAAACGTCCATCTTTAAATCCCCCTGGTTTCATCTTATCAATTTCTTTTGCGTGACCAGGCAGCAGCATTTTAGCTGCGTTCTTAGAGGTCCAACGTCTTCGCCATATCCCATTGCAGTCGGAAAGATCCTGCTTCCTCGTGTACTGATCTATCAAATAATTATTCCACTGGACAGCGTCACAAAATAGGTCCCCCGAGATCGGGTCGAAAGTGTAGTCCGGATATATGTGTAGAAGGGTTTCACCAGTATCAACAGCCCCTTCAAATGATTGCGAAAGGTATTCTTGAAAGCCGTTACGATCATCCACCCAGCGAATAACTTTGTTGTAATCGTCGGCTAAAGGATCGTCGTTATCATGCACCGGAATAGTAACGGTAGACTTGCGGTTCTTGCGCTGAAAACCACAAATCATATTGATATGGCGACGGATTAGGTTGAAAAAGAATCTTTGAACATTCTGTTGGTTTTGACCGTATACTTGATTATATAGTTGCTGGTCGCCAACTTTAAATCGCTTGTCGATCGCGCCCTGGAGCCAATATGTGGAGTTGGTTGTATAGTTAGACTGATAGAACCAATCCTGCATTTGCTTTAAATCTTTAGCTTGTACATCCGAGGGATCTATGTAACCCAGGGAGTATTCGCCAGATTCGTATGAACCCATGCGCGTGCCTTTGTATGTTTAAAGATTTTTATACCATGTTTAGCCCTTTTTTAAAATATTTTGTTGATATATCTTCTTTAATTTTTGGCAACTAGTTGCTGCCGCATAGCCTTTTCGATGTTAACTTTCTTAAGTTGTTGCTGCAATTCTTCTATTATTTCCCTATAGCCCTGCGCTATTTCTTTTTGACCCTTATAGAGCCATTCGTAGTCGTGAGCCTTAGTTCTCCAAAATTCAACTTCGTTAATGCCTTGCATAGAATCCTCCTGCTTAGGTGGTTTGTCTATATTCTGGTTAGTTGAAAGTCTATCCTCCCATTTTTGTTTTTCTTTTTGACATTGGTCACATTTACATCTATTCAATAAATCAATCATTTTATAAATCCGGTGGTCCGGTACGAAATTATCCATTAGAATACATCCGAAAAATTTAAACATAAAATACAGTAAGCATCTTCCTTTCCAGGTGTATTTTTATATATACACATTTTTACATCCGCATATGATCCATTTTCCTTGTAATAATTCATCATTTCAACTGCATCATCTGCATAACAACACGAACCCATGATTTCATATTTATTTTTTATCAAATAGTCGTAATACATTAGAAATATCCTCCTGGTGTGGGTCCGAGTGGACCCCATGCATCTTCTTCAAAGACTTGTTTTCTTAATTGGTCGTAACTGATATGTTCATCGGGATGACTGAATTCGGCTTGAGGGAAAGCAGAGCATACGGCATAGCGTAATGCGTCGCATATGTGGTCGTTTTTCTTTATGGGCTTGTCTTCGCCTCGGTCCGCCGCTTTTGAGTCCCAGGCATAGGATTGAATGTGTTCTCGGAGGGTTGTGCATCCCTTTTGGATGACGATATTTTTCCCTCCAATAAACTTTGAGCAGATTTTAATGCCAAGTAGTACGTCGTTATTCGCATCCAATACTGGCAATTCAGCTTGTCTAAGAGCGATCTTAAGTGAGGCCGCGGCAGGATCGACATAAATAGCAGACACGTTTTTATGTCCGATAAAATCTTTGATATCGCGTACCAATTCCTGATCCGTTTTACTCCTCCCTTTCTTAGCTGAGTCGTAGTAATATTCTGCTTCCACTCTAATTTGCGGCCACTTATTTGGGGAGACGGCGCATAATACTGCAGCTGTTGCATTAGTGGTGCCATAGTCAACACCGACAATATAATAGTTGGGCGCAGGGAATGGATTTTCATACTCGTTGAATTTGTCATAGCAGTCATAGATAGCACCATGGGCAAGTGCCCACTCGCCGAGGATGTAACGGTTGTACCACATACCAGAGTACGACGCTTTGAGTTGTTGTTTATACGCTTCGTCAAGTGTAGGGTTATCCTCTAAATTAAAATTCCAATGTACTAAATCAAGCTCCGGTTTATCAATGTAATCTTTCTTTAACCAATGGGCTGGGCCTTCGGGGTTGCACGTTGCGTGAAGCTTCGCACCAGGCACACGTAAACGAGACTCCAGCATCTTCCAAAAAGGTTCTGGGAGGTTTGTCGCTTCGTCCACATAAGCAAGGGCTAAAGTGCTTCCTTGGATCGTTGCGACAGCACTCACATCGGGGGCACCCACAAACCATACATCTCGACCATATAATCGGCTCATCTGGGCTTTCTCTGTCGGGCATGGGAAACCTAACCTTCGGTATAGATGGGTTAAAATATTACGCTGAATTGATGTCCGGTTAACACCGATAATCATAGCGTCTCCAGGCGGTCCGTTCTTAAGGTCATAGATTAGCCTTTCAATACTGCTGTATGTCTTACCAGAGCTAACGGCACCGACCCAAATATTGAATCGATGCGTGGCCTCTACAAAGCTTTTGTTTTGCTTAGGACTTGTCGGCATTCTCCTCCAACTCAGCTATACGATGTTGAAGCCGCATAATTTCATGCGTCTGGTCAATTTGTGGCTGATTAGCGGCCATAATGCTAGTTAGTTCAGGCTCTCGCATACCAAGCTCGCAACGCGCCAAAAATAGAAGAAGCTGGGAGTTTCCAGGGGCCTTGTTGTTTAAAGCCTTGGCATAGAGCATTGAACGTAATTCAGCCTTTCCACACTCAGAAGCCGCACCGGAATAATCGGCGAAACGCATATCATATTCTTTACGGAATCGATCATAAAAAGTGTCGGGGTCAAGCTTAAATTTTGCGGCAATCTCCATCCCTGTGCAACCGCACTCAATTAACTTTTCAACTACATCCCAATTTATTTCTCTTCTAGGCCGTGCCATAAATATCTATCAAATGTTTTCTTTAATTAATAACCGAAAACACCCGAAGATTCAAGGATTTATGTGACAGGGTGGACTTTAATGTGACACTTTAAGGCAATTTTTTAAGTCGAGGGGAACTTCGTGGACATGAAAGCAATGCTTGTGGACATTGACATATTCATCTTTTGGAGGGAAAAACATCGCGCCGTTTTTTTCTGCTGCATCCGGCACTAAGGTATACCACGCATCTTTAATCTCTTCCCATAATGGATCGCGGCAAGAGCAAGAGATACTCATATGCCATCCTAGGTCGCCATAAGGGGGAGATATCATTATGCGACACACCCCACGTTTAAATAAACGTGTGCCTGGTTGTATTCCAGGACTATCAAGTTTAAGTTCTTGGTAGCTCGCCATCTTCTTTTTCTTTGAGAAAGTTTTTAATTAAAGACATTAGCTTTTGCAATATTTCTTTTACATCATCTACTTCTATAAGCTCGGCCATCTCTTCTTCAGTGACGATCTCCGGAATGACATATTTATGTCCGATCGCTTCGATCTTCATCATCGCTTCCCAAACCTCATAACCCTCGGCATCGCGCTTACTAATTACATATTTCAGGAAGTGTTTAACTGCTTCTATTTCGTCTCTTTCGTCTTCTCTAAGTTGTCGCATTTAGTCCTTATATGGGTCTCGGATTCTGTCGTCTGCCATGCAGACTCCGATAGGAGTGAGGGTATGTAACACTCGAATTGTTCCTCTATGAGATTCGAGAACTTTTTCGATACGTTTGTAAGCAAGTGGTGATTCGTCAACGTCACCTCCTCGGAGTTCAACTCCTGCGCGAGCAATCCATGCATCATGCTCAGCTCGGTCAACCATTGGTGGTCTAATCCATCCTCCGGATTTGTCTCGCTTTCCTTTGGCTTGCATTCTTCCAAGGAAACGTCCAGCTCCATGCACAGTCGAATATAGGCTGAACTTGGATTCTGTTGATTCCACCCCTTCCAATATGACTGATATGTCTCCCATAGAACCGCCAACAAAACCTCTTTGGCCAGGAAAGGCAGGAGTGGCCCCTTTTCGGACGACCCAGAGATCTTTATCAAAATGTCGCTCACGCCACGCAAAGTTATGGTGATTGTGGACTTCGTCGATAATCGTTGCTCGTAATATCTTAGCCACTCTTTCACATACCCAGTCTCTCCCTGCATAAGCATATCGACCAGCAATCTCCATGCAATTAAGATACTGCGATCCGAGATCGCTATTTTCATCAAAAATGACCGGCTTGGCATGGACTCCATCTTTACCTCCTCCTTCTTTTACAAAATGAGAGCAGATAGTATGGCCCAGACCGCGGCTCCCAAAATGAACGCCAATCCACACCCGATTAAGCTCATCCGTAAAGAGATCCACGTAATGGTTACCTCCGCCAACGGTTCCGAGCTGAGAACGTGCTTTATCTTTAAGATCTCTGAGTAAAGGTATGGCATTCCATGCATCATCAGCGAACAAGGGGTGGTCCACCTTCTCATTGTTCTTGCAACCAAGTCCAAAGGAAATATGTTTCTGAATTTCATTCATCGTCCTATAAATGTTACTTTTAAGCTCGCTAGCAGGACAGTCCACCAGAACAGCCTTGTTACCACAAGCGATGTCAAACCCCACGCCGTTAACACATATCCTCCCTTGGTAAGCAATAACCCCTCCAACAGGGACAGCATAACCAATATGATGATCGGCCATAAGGGCACCGTAAACCGCACCATGTTTCATAGCCTCCTTCATTTGATCGACGGCTTCTTGAAGCGGTTCACCCCAGACTCTTAGGTCGTCAATTAGTTGCATCTGTCCTCTCAATCCTAGAATGTTCAATCATGTCTAGCTTTTCCATGATTTCGACAATTCCCCAGCTATCTCCCGAAGGATTAGGAGTCCAAGTCTTATTGATCATAGGAAATTTATAGATGTCATTAAGAACGTAAGTTTCATTTACCTTAATACCCTGCTGCTGTTCTTTCTTATAATTCTTGCTAAAGACCTGCTTGCTTCCGGATTGAGGAAATTTAAGCCTTGTCTTATGGTGCCAAGTTCCTTCTTCGTCGACCCAAATGATTGCCATAACTCCAGGCGCATATTTTTGTGGGACTTTCATCCAGCCAACTTCATCGTGGGAATTATCACCCTCGCCAAATAGAACGCCTTTGTATTTCCAGTCTGTTCTAGTGCAGTCAAATATTACATCGCTCATCCGATTTCCCTCGTTAAATACCATATAGCTTTTCTTAAATCCTCTATCTTGTCGCCTTTTTTTCCAGCACGGAGGATATATTTTATTGCATTTCCTAAACAAAAGTTAAGGTCAAAATCCTCAATAATGTCTATAGCTTCATATTTTGTACCCCGATAGTGTTTCGGGTGATTAACCGGAGTAGTAGGACAATCGCAATCAACTATGTGTTCTCCACACATCTCGCAATCTCCGCTCATCTCATGTCCTTCTTTTATCAATTTTTCTTCAGTCTTTTTTAAGATCTCATTGTATTGCTTTTGAGCCGGCCATAACTTCTGCGCCTCCTCTTTACTTACCCAAATCCTATGCCAAGGCAATGGATAGTCCGGAGGAGTTACTTCGCTCTCATCTAAAGGTTTTAACTTCGCATTTAACCAACTGTACGATTTTATCGTACGAATGCTACTCATTAAAAATATCCTCGTAATGGTCGAAAGCCGTGCTAATTTCATGCCTAAAATCCTTATAAGAATACCCGCATTGTTTATAACCATTAATCAAAACGAAAGTAACCGCACTAGACCATAAAGTCGGCTCAATATGCGTATTAAAATCCATAAGCTCGTAGATCAATTTAACTGCTTTATCTATGTCTTGATTATCTGAACTTTTACGTGGCCGTCTTTCTCTTTGCATAGATCTACCCTTATTGGTTTATTTACCGCCTGATATTTTTCGTTTACATAGCTGCAGTTAATCATTTTGCAGTCTTCGCCTCTGACTGCTAAGTCTTCCCCATAAGCTTCATGTATGTGCCCGAAAACCCATAATGCTGGCGGTTTCTTGCGCTTACCCATCTCGAGTGCTAATGTTTTACTTCCGGCGTGATAAAGCGTGCCATCGAACGGCAAGGGAATGCCGTCTAATATTCCAAAAGGAGGGCCGTGTGTAATTAAAACGTCTGTGTCCTCGGGGATCTTTTTCCATATCGCAGCGAGTTGCTTGTCTGACTTCATAAATGCGGCGCAGTGAGGGTTTACCTCTTCAAAATAAGTAGTCCATGGGGATCCATAGAATTTAATGCCGTCAATAACTATTGCCTCATCCCTTAAGTAAGTAGCCCCTAGCCATTCATCGCTGAAATAGAACGTTCCTTCTTCAATACAGCCGTCATGGTTTCCGCATATCATAATCTTGTGCTTGTATTCTTGAGCGCGTAGCCAATTTCTAAACTCTAAATATTGCCATTGCTTGTTTGACTTAGTCAGGTCTCCGGCTACAATAAGGACATCTCCCCCCTCAAGCTTAGGATAGAATCCGTGCAAGTCGGCTATGCAATCAATTATCATTGAATCACCTGAAGTTTTGAGAGATATTTCGAAGTTTGTCTTTCGACTGCCCTTCTGTTTTGTCTGCTGCGTTCTCTTCCATTTTTATCTAGCACAGGGCAAAAAAGCATAGGGTGAGATTCGTCCCCGAATTTACGGCAAACGTCTGGCCTATTTTCATAAATATTGCAATTAAGATCGCCATCCAAAAAGACGCATAAAGCATCCGCAGTGAGAGGTATATAACAATCTGCGTCCTCGATAAGTTCATGTGGCGGCCTTACTATTTTATCTTTGTTGCTGTTGTAAATTTCTTTTGGAATGGGAACTATGCCGCAGCAATGCGCTTTACATTTTGGATGCATCTTTTTGCAATCGAAACAGCTCATACTTTTGACTCCATCTCAATCGCTTGCTTAACCATTGACTTGCACTGCTTAACACAATAGGCCATGTTCCGGTAAACAGGTTTAAACCAAGGGTGGTCTTTCATGTTTTCGGGAATAGGAAAAATTTCTGGCACAGGAAAGCGTTTTCTTAACTGGACCATAGAAGGCACAAGGTCTCCAGAATGAGCGCAATCAAACCCAATCATATGACCTTCTTCCGTTGTTTCTGCACAAGTAACCCCTCCGTGGCACATTAGGTCTATGTCTCCCATTCCTTTACCCCATAGAGGATGTTCTTTAGGTAGGAATATATAGCCACAAAGGTGACCGCCGAACCACGCCTCTTCTTTAGTACAAGGTTCCCTCTTATATACCCTTGCAATTAAACACTTCACCCCGATATACTCAAATTCCATTACATCCGGCTCATCTAGCCAGTCGCCATAACCTAGGTGAGTAAGTTTAAACTCCCTGTTGAAGTAATCTTTCGTTTTTTGTTTTTTCATGTATCTCTTCCGCTTCTAATTTGTCTAAATATCTATACAGGGTAAATCTAGAAATTCCAAGTCCTAATGCAATTTTACTTTTAGGTTGTCTAGTTTTTAAAAGCTCTTCTAGTTCTCGGATTTTATCCGGAGTCATTTTAGTTTTACCCCCTCGATATTTTCCTTGCTTTTTGGCTTCTGCAATACCAAACCTTTGTCTCTCTAAAATCTGCTGCCTTTCAAACTCCGCTATTGCTCCAATTATAGTTAGGAGCATTCTTGTCATCTCATCCGTCTTTCCGTTGAACTGCCATCCTTCTTTTACAAAGTGGACTTCTACTTTTTTCTCATTTAGCTTATCTACCAGTTCAAGCAACTCTTTCACATTTCTAGCTAGCCTGTCAGTGCTGTGGACTACTACTATGTCATCTTCGCGCACGTAGTCCATTAATGCTGTAAGCTGCGGCCTTTTAAGATTTTTCCCAGAGGCATATTCAATGAATCTCTTATCCAATTCGATTCCGGCAAGTTGCCTTGCTGGGTTTTGTTCCTCAGTGCTTACTCTGATATATCCGATTTTCTTCCCGTGTCCCATAATACCCTTCTATCTTCCAATCGTAGGATTGCGTCTAGCATCCCCTTTGCAAAAGTTAAACCCCATATTTGTCCGTTCGCCCTTGCATACTCAACCATATCGCACTTATCAGCGCATACGAGAGAATTTTGATAGACAAAGTCTATATTCCCCTCTAATCCCTTTTGCATGTCCTGCAGTTTTTTTATTAAAGGTTTTCGCAAGATCTCATCAATATTCTCTTGGTCCATCTCCACTCCTTGGAAAAGTTGCTAGTTTGAAACATGGTGGGTCGTTTCCTTCGAAACCGCAGACCGGACAAAATTTGACCTGAATCTTTTTCATCTCTCGGAAATAATTTCTCATGTTAAGAAATAAATTCCCCTCCTCATCTCCGGACATCTCAATCGTATGTATTATGCAGTCGTGGTAATTTTTATCTTTAGGAAGGTCTAGCTGTAAAGCATCCGCAATAAACGCAACGTTTTTTTTTAATTTCGCAACGTCCTCGAAAATGTTTTCACCATCTGTCATTTTAATTTCCCCTTTATTATTACCAGCTGACCGAAAATACAAAATAATAATGTTATGCACGCTTCCTGATAATGACCGGTAAACATCATAATCATCACCAGAATGCACATAACGGTCACATATGTGATACCTTCCATAAAATCCCCTGATTAATCTTTTAGTCCATCAAGAGTCATTTTCAAATCTTTTATTCTTTTTTCAAGAGTTTCGATTTCGTCTTGCACTGACTTGATATAATTTTTTTTACTCTTTATTAAATCTTTCTCAACGGCTTTCGTTGCCAATTGTTTTTTTTCTTTTTCACGTTGTTTCAGCCAATCCTGCATTTTATGCCTTTTATGTTATATTGACATTATAGATCCGGCTGACACATTTTGTCAACCGTTAAAATGCACTTGGTTGCGACATGAATTAAAAATAGAAATTTTTTCAATAAAATGTGCGGTAGGGAGTACCCTATTGTGACAAGGTTTTAACAAGATTGCAAATCCACTTGGGATTGGATATAACACAAATATGTCTCGGTCGATTAGGAAGGCATGTATGTGTCCAACAACATGAATAACACAGATATTTTTTTAGACAAGTAGAACATGAACCTGAAGATTCATTGTTAAAGTCATGTTCTTTTTTACATTCTTGACAATAAGTTTTCGGTTTCATTTTAAATCCTTTTGAGTCGGTTACAATTTGTCACCGACTGACTTTCCGCAATCCGGACAAGGAAGGTGCATCGGCGTTCGGGGATCGCTCTTATACATTTGGCAAGTTAAGCAAGGTCTTTCCAAGATTGAAACATCCTGACAAGTTTTACACCTAGGGACTCTCATTGTCCCTTTGTGTCCGTCTATTTTGCTTTGATAGATCGGTAAATCATAAGTCTCATACTCTTCCGGATTCTTTTCGTGCGTAAATCCACACTTACAAGGAACTTCTCTCCACTCGAACATTAAAACTCTCCGAATAATGGGTAGCGTTTAAATCTTATTGTGCCGCCTGTCAAAGCTACTGGTTTCAGCTCGGTGATCAAGTCTTTCAAGTAAGCGTTGGTCAGATCTATTAGCAAATTTAGGTCTATAGCCAAACCACTGAGTTTTGAGACACGTTTTTTCTTTAGCACGTTCTTCTTCAATTTTCGTCCGCTCATAAAGCTCCATAAATTGCTGTTGCTGCTTTCTTAATTTTTCTAAAGTTGCCGGAAATTTCTTAAACTCGGCAGAATCTATCTTTTTTTGCAGGAATTTTGCAATTTTAAGCAGATTTTTCGTAGAAAAGCCAATAGATGGCATAGACAAGAGGTGCGGATTAAACCGCACTGGTATAGGAGGCATATGCGTTATTATAGTATCGACCATTACTCCAGCCTGTTTTCAACTCTTTTGAAATTGTAAAGACGCTTCTTAAGGGCGTGAGCTATCATTTTTTCGGAGTTAAAGCTTAGAATAGGCAAAGCGTTATCCGGATAGGTGTTGATGGCGTGGATCATTCTCTTGTGGTCGTACTTGTCTTGGCAGACAAAACTCCAGAGAGAGCGTTGCATCCGGCTTGAGATTGTGATATCTCTTTCCCCTGAGTTCTTTTTCAAGTCGGAGAAAAGAATCATAATCTCTTTAATGTATTGCATTCTTTGTTTTAAATAAGGCTTATCTTTTTTGATTATGAAATTACCGGTTCTAAACTCTTTATTAATGTTGCTTGCTTGATTGCAGCAATAAATAACAAAGTGAATAGCTAGTCCATAAAGCTGGATAAGTTCGTCGACAAAAGCATAGTTTTCATTAGTTTTATAGAATTTGAGATAGTCGGTCATCGCCCAGGGTTTTTGAATCTGGCAAAGTCCGATATCTTCAGGCGTGATATTTTCGCTGACTATATAATAGACAGGTAATCTAAGGAACTCGGCCGCCTTTAGCCGATTTTGACCGTCTATGACGTTCATATTAACATCACAGATAATCGGGTGTTCAGCTAGAAGGTTCTTCTGCTGGATCGCCTGAATCATGTAGTTCGGCGTAGGCGGACGGTTCTTATCTTCAAGAAACTTAAATTGACTGTAATCAGTGGTTTTCTGTATTCTAAACACAAAGACCTCCTAAGTTGTTGATGTGACAATCCCAACTTAAGCGATGGTCTTTTTTCAGACAATAAAATATTTACTGTAAATTCACTGTAGTTCATTTTTTAAGCTCAAAAAATAGCTAAGACTCTATTTGTGCTTCGCCATTTTGTGCTCAATCTCTTTCTTCAAAGGCTTCTTTGAATGAGTGGACTTCATTTCCTTTATGTCGTGTCCTTTTCTTTTCATTGCCTTCTCTGCTTTTTTTAATTCAGGATGCGTCTTCATTTTTTTCTCCATTTTGGTTTAGAAATTCTTCATGCGATATTAACTCGCCATTGCGTTTAATAATAGCATTATGTCCACTTTTTGCGATGAAGTTTATGTACCTTTTGACAATAAGGTCACAATATGCCGGTGACAATTCTATGCCTATGCATTTACGTCCTAGTTTTTCGGCGGCTATTAGAGTCGTTCCTGATCCCAAGAAAGGATCGTATACCCAGTCGCCTTCCACCGTATGATTCTTGATAGGACGGCCCATGCATTCTAAAGGCTTTTGCGTTCCGTGCCCTTCTACCTTATCGTCTTCTTCATCGCCCTTTTTACGGCCTACTGGGTTAAGGTTTGATATATCCCAGACCGTTGATTGCTTTCGGTCCCCCTGCCAATTATGTTGATGACCTTTCCGGACGGCATAATAGCAAGGTTCGTGCTTCCAATGATAATCCCCTCGCCCGAAAGCGAAGTTTTGTTTGTTCCAGATAATCTGGGATACGATTTCAAATTCACAGTCCTCTAGGTTTTTGGCTACAGTTCCGGCGTGTTTTCCTCCATGCCAGACATAGGCCACAGAACCTCTGAAAAGTGAATAGGTGAGCCGCCAGTCAGATTGATCGTCATTAAGGACCTTTCCGTTCATTTTGGTGGCAGATCGGAACTTACCTTCGGACTTGATATTGTTTCTCCAGGTGGGGTCGTAGTTGACTCCGTATGGGGGGTCGGTGCACATGAGGACGGGTTCTTCATTATTAAGTGCGCGATTAACCACGTCAGGCTGAGTACTATCGCCACAAATAATACGGTGAGGACCAAGTTCATAAACGTCTCCTAGTTTTGTTGTTGCTTCTTCTTCTTTGCCTAATGGTGGGGGCTCGTCTTCTTGTGTTAAATCAGAATCAACGGTTTCCACTTCCTTAGTGAGTCCGAGGAGTTGTTCTTCGGTAAATCCATATTTAAGCAGGTCCAAAACATCCCATTCATTAGCTAGAATGTCATAGTCGAAATTACCTTGAATTAGGTTATGCCCTATCAATAGCTCTTCGACCTCTTTTTCATCTAACATCCTATCCGGAATTTGACATTCGATTTCCTTAACTTTCATTTTCTTAAGGATCTTTATGCGCTGATGACCACATATGAGGGTCATATCTTGATTAAGTATAGGTTTATCAATAAGTCCGAACTTAGTTATTAGTCCTTCCAGTTGGGAAAGTCTGTCTTTAGTTATTTGTCGGGGGTTTTTCTTGTGCGGTTTGATGTGCTTTAAAGAGACCGTTTCTAAGTGCCATTCAATCATTGTCAATCCTTTTTAAAATATTTTCTTTGTATCAGATGACAAGATTTTATTTTACTTGTTTTTTTAGGATTGCATCCGGATGATTTTTGGCGAGGTGAAAAATGAATCTGATTCAACTTGAGTTTTTTAAGACGGCAGAAGAATGCGAAATGGAAGCAATGAGAAAAGAAATTGCTGGCTGCCTCTTATCTAGCGAAAAAGTTAGGAAGAAGTTGTTCGCCGAAAATGGAAAGCTCACAAAGGAGGTAATTGATCTAAAAGAACGCCTTTCACATCTTGAGCGATTTGTTTGTCATCTAAAGGCTCAATCACAATCCTAATACTTAATCTAGTTGCTTTTTCTTGACGATAGTGCCATTTCACCCTCGGATCAGAATCGGCATGCCCCTTGTTTTCTTTTACCTGTCCTTTCTTGGTTACATAAACCACAGACTTTTCCGGAAAGAGGCAAGCTCCCACTTGATCCTTTATCCATTTGAATGCCATACGCAGATTATCTTCCTCGTCCATTTCCTTTGGCCCCAATCGCACAAAAGTGACTAGGCAGGGTAATGGTACCTCCCTAGCTTCTGAATTGAACAGCTGCCTTATAAAGAATTGCTGCTGCTTATGCCGCCTAGTTTTCAAGTGAGGATTTTCATAAGCGTTGGTTTCATCGCAAGTCTTGATCGGGATATCCCAAATGATTTTCTCTAGCATAGCTGTTTCACCAAATCATTTTGGCACGCCTTAATCATATCAAAAATATTCCGGCATTCTACCGATTTCTTGCGTAGGCAATTAGCTAGTTGCTCAAGGAAGCCTCGGTCTTTGAAGTAGATTTTAGCAGTTTCTGTTTCGACATATTCGCAGTTATCTCTAATTCCGTGATTATGGAGCCGAACTCCATTCTGACTAGCTACGGTGTTTATCTCTCTGAAGTAGGTTTTATTATAGCCTTCCGGATTTACAGGGATTTTATCAACTTTCTTAGGCTCCGTAATAGTGGGCTTAACTTTACACGCCCATTTCAATGCAGCGGCTACCCCTTTGGTTAAAGGCTTGTCGTTCTTTTGGAGCCAAAGCAATGCATGCCGGACGCTTTCGATGGGATAGTTTTTGGTGATCTCAATTTTGTCGGCAACAGGGATATCTATGTCTTTTAATTCTTTGTAAAAAGAAGCAGCAGCAGGCGGTTGCTGTTGCTGTTTATCTGGATAAGCATCTGGTTTAGTATCTGGTATAGGTTGTGCGGTTCCGCTCAATGGATTGTGCGGTTTCGCGCTCTCGATTGTGCGGTTTCGCACAATGGTAAACATTTTTTCATTTTCAAAGGCATACCATGCAGTTCTATCAAAATTTGTCTTATTGAAATTTCCCTTGATTAAGACTTTTAAATCGACCAGTTTTTTCAATAAATCCTGGACCTTATCTCGATTCCAATACGGATAACAGGCTGCTATTTCAATCTGGGTTTGATACATCCACGTTCGGCCTTCATGGAGATTTCTCCCCATAGCCTGATTTTGTTCGATCCAAAACTGCATGTGATGGATTAGAATTGCACACTCGATTCCATACAGGACGGCGTGTTCAACTGAAAAAGCATGGTTAAGGGACTGCATTGACTCTTTCTCCTCGGTAAATGTTTTTTTTCCGAGAAAAAAGATAGAACGAAATTAGCTAGCTTGATATGATTCATCACGTTCGGATATTTCAATATAGGCTGCATCACGTTTATCTCTATTCTCGGTAGAGTTTAAATACAAATAGAAAAGCGAGCTAGATACTCGCTTTTCTATACTTAATCTTCCAAGTCATCCCAACCAATCAATTCGATTGAAATGTCCTCTTCAGACTCATTAATATCGCTAACAAGGCCGACGCTATTCAACTTTCGCAAGTTGGTGCGGAAGGTGTTCTTGTTATAATACTTAGATAGCTCAGACCAAGTAAATTTAATTCGGTTGAGCTTATCCTTTCTTTCCCACAAAAAGCAATACGCTTTCGACAATGGATCCATTATTTGGTCCATGAAAGGTTTTGGGGGCATAGCTTGGAAGTCTTGGCGGACCATCATCTTTAATTCTCCTGTTCACATGAGCCTTACTATCAAAACCAAAGTATTAGATTCAACTATTTTTTAATATAAAAATATTATTTGACATCTGACACAGTAAGGCGCATATATGGGTCTAAGGAGAAATTATGCGAGAAGTATGGCAAGAAATTCTATCAGCCACTCCAGTTTACATGCGTGTTTTGATCATTTCAGCATTGCTGGGGATACTGATCCTCCTAGTAACAGCACTTTGCAAAATCTAGATATGGTTTCTTCATGCTATATTCCTCGTCCACCAAAGCTGCCGAGGGGCAGTATATGGATCGGCATACTTCTTTTCATTACAATTTTAATTTTTGGATTCTTTTTGCTTCGGCTCTAGTTTTACTTTTCCTTCAGTTAGCGCATTTATATCCCTCTCTAATCTTTTTCCAGGCTTTAAGTGCCCGTTCACTAATCTGGACATATATCGCTCATTTATCCCTAGCGTTTGCGCAAAATCCTTTTGGGTTACTCTTTGGTCGGCTAAATAGGCTTTTAGATTCATGGTCTCCTCCTGGTAAGTCAGGCAATATCTTATGCATAGATAATGACATAAAGTCAACATCTTTAATTTTTTCACAAATCGCTTTTTTTATCTTGATCGTAAAATGTCACTTTGTTTATATTTTTGCCACTTAACGAGGAGGAGCTGGTGCAAATAGATGAAATGAGAACCCAATTAACAACGCTAAAACTCTACATGAAGAAAATGGAGGAGTTTGTGAGCCAAGCCGGAACCATGATTTATGAGGTCGAAGAAAGGCTAATGGATTTAGAGGACGAACTCTACTTTCAAAAATACGAATCTAAGAATAGTATAAAAAAATTGAATGAGGCAGCAACCCAAACGTTCGGTCCGCCAAGACTGGGAATAGATCGCTGCAACGAAAAGGATATCGCCCTTGCTGCTTTCATTCAACAGTTTTCTTGCATCAACAGATTAATCAACACAAGGAGCTAGTATGAATAAAGTTTTAGCAATTAGAGATTCAGAATGTGCTGCTGTTAACACACAGCATTTCAATCAAAAACAGATCGACATCCTAAAAAATTCAATCTGCAAAGGGTCAAGTAATGAGGAATTTGAAATGTTCCTGATGGCTTGTCAAAAGACCCAATTAGATCCATTTATGCGTCAGATTTACGCCGTTAAGCGCAAGGCTAAAAAGTCTGATGGTTCATGGGGTGAGTCTATGACTATCCAGACCGGCATCGATGGTTACCGACTAATTGCCGAGCGCACCGAAAGATATGCGCCTGGTCCGGAGCCTACTTATGTCTTAGATGCAAACGGAAATTTGATTTCTGCGACCTCTTACATTAAAAAGTTAACTAAGGATGGGACTTGGCATACAGTGTCCGCTAGCGCATTCCTAGATGAATATTGCCAGACTTTCACCGATAAAAATTCTGGAGAAAAGAAACCTACCGGAATGTGGGTAAACATGCCAAGAACGATGCTTGCTAAGTGCGCCGAGGCTCAAGCATTAAGAAAAGCTTTCCCTGCTGAAATGTCTGGTGTTTACACAAAAGAAGAAATGCAACAGGCCGATGTTGAGGATGTGACTCCTAAAATCAGTCTTGAGCAAGCTGCTGACCTACAAATGATCTTAGACGAGTGCGATGATAGATACAAAGCATGGGTCTTTGATTATTTGAAAAAACAATATAAGACAGACAATCTTATAGAATTGCCTCTAGAAATATATGACAGAATGAAAGTTGCTGCTGTTAGGAATATGGAACAGAATCACCAAAAACAGCGTGCTGCTTTACCTGAACCCGAACTCATAGCCGCAGAGGTCCAATGACTGCAGAAGAGCTTATTAAACAAGTTCAAGAAGACGCCGGAGAATGGCTAGAAATGACAAAAGACCCTGCCGCATTAGTGGCAGGGATTCTAGCTAACAGGATTATAAAACTTGAGGATCATATTAAATATTTAGATAAGAGGTTAGAATGTCAGCAGCATGCCAAATCATGGATAAATTAGAACAAGGAAGCCAAGAGTGGTTGGACTTTCGAAGGGATAAGGTTACAGCAACAGATGCCTGCGTTATTATGGGAGCGTCCCATTGGAAAACTAAAATTCAGCTATACCATGAGAAAAAAGATCTTAATTATAGGTCTATGACTAATGAGAGAATGCAAAGAGGAATTGACCTTGAGCCTATGGCAAGGGATCTTTTTTGCGCTAAAACCGGACACAAAATGATTCCTAAAGTTGTTGTTAAAGACTGGGCAATGGCCTCTTTAGACGGAATCAATGCTTGGAATGAAGTGCTGGAGATTAAATGCCCAGGACCTACTCAACATCAAATTGCTGTAGATGGGAAAGTTCCGGATCATTATTTCCCTCAACTTCAACACCAAATGTGGGTCTGCGACGCTCAAAAAGTTTTCTTTTTTAGTTTCGACGGATTTGATGGGGTTACGGTTGAGGTTAAGCGAGATGATGCTTATATCGAAAAAATGATCGCGGAAGAATTTAAATTTTACATGTGTTTGAAAGAGAACACACCCCCTGAACCTAGTGAGGGGGATTATATAGAAAGGAGTGACGATCTATGGGAACAGTGCGCTTCGAGATGGCACTCAGTGAACTCTGCTATAAAAGAATTAGAGAAAGAAGAAGACGAACTCAGGAAACAACTTATTTTTTTAAGTGGAGAATCAAATACGAAGGGGGCAGGTATATCACTTTGCCAAGTGATCCGAAAAGGAAACATAGACTATGCAAAAATACCCTGCTTAAAGACAATAGATCTAGAACCTTATCGAAAAGCTCCAATAAATAGTTGGAGAATAACAGCACAAGGATAAATATGTTTAAGAAACTTTTTCTTTCAATCTTTCTTTTTCTTTCAATCGCCGGATATGCCGCGGAAAAGATTTATATCGATGAAGATGAATTTAAAACCGGTCAGGATGCTTTTTACATGCATCTTGGCCATAATGTATGGGTGCACACCAATTGTGTTCATAGAGACCAAACAGGGCTTTATACATATGAATGCAGTATATCCAAATCTATGAAGGGATATCAATGTGCTTATGAAAAGACTTGGAAGTGTCCCTATTGTTATAATTATTGGCCTATAGGAACTCCGTGCCAGAATAAGGATTGCCCTTCCAGGTATAAATAAAAGAAAAGGGCACATAAGAGGAGTGATGTGCCCTTTCCACCCTTACCAAGGAGCGATACGTGAAACTTAATATTTCAAATTCTTTTTACTACTTTTTCTTTTTTTTGCCCATCATTTTTTCGCCATAGTCGCAAACTTTATCGCGTTTCTTATCGGCTTTCATCAATGACTTTTCTTCTTTAAGCAATTTTGATGTTCCTTTTTCCAATTTCTTAATTTTCTTATCCATTTTTCTGACCTTCTACTGGTGCTGCTGGTTTGTCTTTTTGTGCTTGCAATAGTTCACACAATGCGTCTATAGCTGCATTTTTAGAGTCTCCGTCTTTCATAAAATCGACTCTGAAAATATTCACAATATTTGCCATGTGATTCATAAGTGCGGCCATGTGACCCATTTGAAATTCTGCCTTAAAAAGGCCTGCGAGTTTGTCTAGCATTCTATTTTCCTTTCTTTTTAGGTATGTGTGCGCCGCTTTTCCTAGCTTGATTAAGCGATGCGGCTACTGCTTGTTTCTTTGGATGTCCTGAGGCTTCCATTTCTTTAATATTGTGTCCGATGACTTTCTTGCTCTTACCTTTTTCTAGGGGCATATTCGACCTTTTGGCTTGTTGTTTGCCTCACTATATTAAAAAATATATTTAACTCAAATTATTTTGCAACAGGAGTGTTATTTTTTACGTCAATTGTTAAATTTACATCTGTCTGTTTTGAGATCGCTTCTCTTGACACTTCGACCTTAATTGCTGTATCATCAGCGATATCTTCGGCTGCCTGATAAAGGCTAGGCAAAGTCTGGCAACCGGTCATAAAAACAAAAAGAGGGAGTAGTAATAAATGTTTCATAAAATACCTTTGTTTTTTTTAAGCTTGTTGTTTTTTCATTCGTTCGCATTTTCCTGTGATCAATGCACTAAAATGCTCGAAGACAGAAAAGCAAGTTTTCAATATCACCAGAACACGTTTGATAAAGGTTCTGTGGAGGAGTCTTATTTTAAAGGAGCCGCAATGGGGATTGAATGCTCTCTTTCTCTTTACAAATTCAATCATGTCGATCCTGGCTACTTAGGCGATCTTGAATCCGGAGAAGAAGGTTGAATAAGGAGATCCGGATCCGTTAATCTGACATGTATTGGTTCCTAACGATGCGTTAATATTTACGTTCACATACGCAGTATCTCCGGCTGTCATATCCAAAACCCCAGATACTTGAAAAGATACCAAGGAGCTAGTGAAGGCCGTGTTTACGAAATATTCGGTTTGCATTGAGCGAGATGTTCCAACTATGGTAACTACTGTGTTTGATGAAGTACTCGCATTTTGAAAGACAAATACTGATGCGGATAAGAAATAAAATCCGGTAGAAGGGGCTGTAAACACGGCTGCAGCACCAGTTGTAAAAGCAGACGCTGTATCAATAGGGGCTTGATCAAAAGCAATATGATAATCGGCCCCAGCTCCAGTTGCATTCGGTACTGACGCACTTAAATAAGCTAAGAACGATACTCCTCCACCACCACCTCCGCTAGCTGCCCATTTAACTCCTAAAGGCTGCGCGCTATCTGCAGTTAAAACAAAAGTATCTGTCCCGACAGGTATTCTATCCGGAACCGTAGAAAATCCGTATATATCGCCCTTAGTCGTGAGAGGAGCAATGTCTGCTATGGTCACGCCACCATCTGCAATTACATCGCCTGTGGTGCCGTTAAATACTGCGATATCGTTATTTGTGGAAGACACAGGACCGGTAACATAACTTGTGGGAGTGAAGGGTAATTTTACTATGGTTATGGTGTTTTGTATTGCCGAAGAAGTGTTCGTCCAGCTTATAGGAGTACATTTTAATGTTCCGGAACCAGCGATTGCTGGGTTATTATCGCAGCTAATAGCTGTATCCGTGATCAGTAAAGTGCATCCCGAATTAATGTTTATGACCGGAACACCTGTTGCTGTGATTAGTGAGTTTTCAATTGTATGCTGATTTGTGCCGCCGGCAGTCAAAACAGCCAAAATTTGAGAGTTGGTTACATCGAAAAATGAAGCGTTGCTTGTGGTTATTGGAAAATCACAAATAGTGTTGTTTAGAGCTAGTGATCCACCGGCGATTGTAGATGCTGTGGTAGAAATCCCTGCATTTCCGATGACAGAATACCCAAGTCTAATGGCTGATACAGAAGCTGCTGACGCTGTTACAAAGGCTATTCCAGAAGTTGATAACCCACCTGCGCAGTAATTAATCTCAAGGACTCCGCCACCGCTCGAAGTGTAATTTATTCCTGTGTGGTTTGAGCAAACAAGATTGCAAGAATCTATAAAAAGATTTGTTGGATTTGCTCCTGTAACTTCCAGGAAATAATCTCCGTTTGTCTGTAATTCTAGACCACTGAGAGAGCATGTTCCAGAATAAGAAGCGGTAAATTTTCCTACGATGATCACATTTGGTGTGGTGGCATCGCAAACAAAAGCAGTGATGTTGACGTTCGGAGATAGGGTGATATTTTCCGTATAAGTTCCGTCTTGAACAAATACCGTCTGAGGTCCACCGGCCAGAACAGCTGCTGCGTAGGCTGCAGCCAGAGTTGTATAATTAGCTCCATCGGCAGTCCCTCCGGCACTTACAATATATCTTGCAACATGTAAATCCGGACCAGCCGGACCACCACCTGAATTATTTTTATATATTTGGCTCATGTTTATCCTGGGAAATTGATATAGGTGTAAGACACAGAAAAGTTTCCATTGGCTGCACCATTTCCATAAAAACTTGTTCCTTTTGGAAATGTGTAAAGATCATCATCTAAAACAATAGCTTCTCCTGGGGAAAATGTTTTCCATTGAATCTTGGTTTCCCCCCCATTTAAAGAGATAGAAAGCACAACAGAAGTTGTGCTTTGATTGTCTAAAACTAACTTTACAGGTGTGTATAGAAGGGTTCCTATTAAAACGGAACTTCCTGTCATAGCTGTTATTAGCTCCGGAGCAGGAAGCATCTGTTGGTATAAAATATAATCCGACATTTTTCTCCCCCTAGTTTACAACTAAGAAATTAATTCCGATGTCTGCCGTGGTAGTCGATGCACCTGTTCCGTTTGTTATCACAAATGCAATGGTTCCCGATCCTGGAGTCACACTTTTAACTGATAAAGCGGATCCTGTCGTTGCCCCATCCATACTATGAATAACTTGAGTAGATGAACTTGTGATTGCTGAGTTTGTCATCGTTAACGTCAAATCAGCAGCAGCTGCAATACTAACGGAGGTAAAGACAACTCGACCTGCTCTTGAATTCAATACCACTGGGCCTGAAGCAGCACCCGATGCTGTATTTGCATTGAACGTTAAACCTGCGCCGGCCGTTGTAGCCACAAAACCTGTAGCTGCCGTCATATTTCCAGTAACGGAAGGAGATGCCGTGTAAGCTGGAATAACGCCTATACCACCGCTTGCAAGAAGTTGACCAACTGCCACATCTGCAATTTGTCCAACAACGTTTGTCGCTGTTGCAGCAATTAAAGCACCCGCTGTGACCGTATCCGGCCAAGTATCGGTTGACGCTACCCAGTTTGTACCGTTGGATCTAAGAATAGTCCCAGTAGCTCCGGCTGTAGCTGGAATTGTAGCTGTCGACCATGTAGGAGCCGCTCCAGTATTAGCAGTTAAAAATTGTCCGGTAGTTCCGGCTGCTGTTGCCCCAATAGAACTTGTTCCATTTCCGTAAAGAACTCCATTTAGAGCATAGGTAGTAGGTGTATATGGTCCAATTAAAGACAAAATTACAGATCCGACTGTCGGAGTAGCTAAAATTTGATTTGCTGTCCCAGTAACAGAAGAAACACCAAAAGATGAATTAGGATATTCATACCAGAGACCAGCTCCAGTTGTGTAATATTGAACTGCAGGATTTACACTATTATCTTGCCAGCGTGTACCTGGATTATAAATATCTTGTGTGTTTGGTGCTCGAAGAGCGTAACCGATGAATTGCGGATAAACAAAAGCGTCGACGCCAGTTGCGTATGGCGTTCCTTGAGCTGTATTACCTAGAGCTGCTGTCATAATGCCTCCATAGCATATTTAAAATAGGTTTTAATATACTTTGCTACGATGGCGAACTCGTATAACAGCCAAAGGGTGCGACCCTTCATTTTCGCTGACCTAAATTTATCAAGTAATTATTTTAAACGCTAGAAATTTAGTGAACTCTTTGATAGGGGAAACCACCGGCTCTTATTAAATGGTACATAGCGGCACCCATACTTGGGTATTTTCCTTTCCACCACCTACCCCATTTATTTCGACCGTCAGTTTTGGCAGGAATAGCACCTTTCCGGAAGATATCGAAAATATTTGCCGGAACACCTTCATATTGATAAATAGGTCCGTGTGGATCAGGATGCTTACCTAAGAAGCGGACATATAACCTTTGACCTTCTGGGTCATAAGCGAATCCTTCCACGTTGCTAGATGGCATTGAAGATTCAAGTTCCGGCTCTTGCGGAGGAGTAGTAGGCGCACTGCCTCTCATTTCCTCAATTCGGTTGTATAGCAATTCTAACGTCTGAGCAATCTGCCCTTGCAGTTCGTCCGACATTTCCTCGCCAGATTCAACCATTAATTGAATGGCCTGCAGAAGCTCGCGAAGTAATTCTTCGAGTTCTTGCAGTTCCATTATCCACCTAAGCGTTGATTAATTTTCTGAAGGATAGCCTGTAAAGCTTGCGCCCCTTGGCCTCCTCCTTGCTGGGGTTGTTGTTGTTGGCTACCTTGTGACTGATTGAATTTTTGAATCAGGTTTTCGGCTTGCGGCTGCGTCACTCCGGCAAGTTGAGCTACCTGGCCGGCATCACCTTGCATCAAAGCTTGGAATAAGGGGTCGGCTTGTTGACCACCTTGTGCTTGTGGCTGCATTGTTTGCCCTTGTGGAGCTTGTTGTTGCGGTTTTTGGGCAGGAGGTTGTCCTTGTCCTTGTCCTTGACCTCCTCCGTAAATTGATTGAACTAGTTGCGACCAATTGGTTTTGTGTTCTTTTTCAATCTTTCGAATTACCGGCTCAAATGGGTTTCCTTTTTCAAAAAGAGCAAGAGCAGCAGCCTTTATTGGGTCTTCCCCTCCTTTAATTTTCTCAGAAAGGAAAGTATTTAACTCCGGAGAATGTTGTTCAATCACATTGCGATTATCTTTGGCTGGTTGACCCTGCGCTCCGGTTATTTGTTGACCGATAAAATCCTTTACTTGCTGAAAATCATATCCCGAATCAATAGCCGATTTAATAAAAGCTCCTAATTTAGGATTGATTTTAGTCAAACCTTTGATCGCCAAACCTTCTGGGATGTATTGACTAAGAAAAGGAGCGGCGCGAGCCAATATAGGCGCGAATGAAGCGGCTCCGGCTGCTGTTCCTGCTGCCAATCCGATATTAGCTACGGTCTTAGCAAGACGCTTCGGTCCTTCGCTCTGCCTTTTCATTTCAGCTACTGTTCCTTCATATGGATTCATAATTTACTCCCATGCTCTAAGCCACATATCTTTTAAATCAAAAACATTAAGATTTTTAGTTAAATGATCTGCTTGCCATACTTCTAAATCAGATCTATGATCATTCAAATATTTTAACCAGCCTCTTGGGTCTTGGCCTTTTTGCTGCAATTCATAAGCAATAGATAAAGGGCTATTACCTTTGCCCATTTCTTTTTTCAACTGAGCATAAGTTGCATCATTTACTCTAGGCAGCGAAACTCCGGAAATTGTAGGAGTTCCAACTTTCAGTCCTAGTTTATTTATCGTCGGGACTTCTCCACTTTTAATCGGATAAGCTTTATGCGCCGCATATGATGGTGAGACTTGTTGCTCTTTTATTAATTTATCCATGATCACTTGTTTTGCAGGTTGACCAAATTCAGAAAAGTTCTTTTGAATTGCATCTACCCTTCTGTTAAATTCACGAGGAGACCAACTGCTTACTGTCCCTAAATCTTGATAATTTCTGAAAGTCTCTCGCAATTGATCGGAGTATTTTTTAGTCGCCTGTTCTTGAGTTAATCCTCCCCCTCCTTCGCTTTTAGGCAAAATAGAGTTAAGAATTCTTTCCTCAAACATTTGATATAACTTAGGATCGAAATTTGCATTCTCTCCGATTGGGACAATCCCTAATCGAGTGGCCTCTTTATCAAAAGCTCCTTTTAGCTTTTCCTCTTTAGCGACTGCTGTTGCTTCTTGAGTTTGATGCGCTTTTTGAATCTCTTGATTGCGTCCAGTTATAGCCTTTCTTTCCTGCAAAGCGTTTTCATAATCATAGTTATAACGCGCAGGATTGGAGTTAAAGTTTTCATAAGCATCCTGCCTTTCCTGTTGTTCCGTTGGAGGGATGTAAGACTTATAGGATTGCGAGGTATCTTCAGGAGTTGCCAGCGTTGGCACTTCTCCTTTGACTTGACGTGATAAATCCTCTTTGGTAGGCATGTAGTTGCCTTGACCTGCTTTAGGCCCTCCTTGGACTTCGTATTGATTTTTTAAAGCATTCAGATAAGCTTGTTGCCTTAAGAGTTCACCTCCGCTCTGAAGCATCTGCGGTGTGACCCCTGGTGTCGAAGCTAGTCCGGCAAACTGCTGGAATGGGGTTTGATCTTTCTGCTCGCCTAATTGTTTTAGACCAGTAGCAAGTCTCCCCCTTTCCATTTCCTTGGGTAATGCTTCGCCTAGACCTTTACCGATTCCGGTTCCAATCCTTCCGAAGATACTCGGTTGTCCGAGTTTAATTGATCGATTAACTCCGCCTTTAGACATTAGTAACCTCCTACCCCTGTACCTTGTAAGAAATTAGGAAGCTGTTGTCGGGGACCTGTTGTCGGGCTAGCTTGAGGACCGCCCCCACCATAGGGACCGGAGTTTGCGCCAACTTTATTCCCCTTACCACCAAACCAGCTCCCTAATCCTCCGCCAATCGCTCCTCCCAACGGACCTCCCACCGCGGTTCCGAGAGCTGTTCCTATCGCTGGTGCTACCGTAGATAAAAACCCTTCCGAACCAGGCTGTTGAACGTTTTGTTGGAAACTTTGAAGTCCCAACTGGCCAATATTTTGTAATCCTTGCGCTCCCGACTGCCTTAAGTTAGCTCGGATAGCACCTAATCTTTCAGAAAGATCGGTCGCCCCTTGTACTTGAGCGTTTCTGAATCCTGAACTAGAAAGTCCTCCTGCCCCCATGCCTGCGAATTGCTCGGAAATACCTGGGACAATATCTTGGTTATATTGCCTAAGTTGAGGAGCAGCGAAGGAATTAAAGTCTGCTGAATCATCACTCAATAAATCCCTATAGTAATCGGCAGAAGTTCCGAAAGCACCTCCAGCCCCTTTTCCTTTACCGGCTGCGACAAGTTGGTTACTTAAGCCTTCCTGATCGGGTCTTAAGGTGGAAACCTGCTTGATCTTGTCTGGAGTGCCGAATAAAAAATCTTTAAACCCTCCCATAATTACCCCCTATAATTCTTGCATGTATTCGATCACAACAAAACATCTTGTATAAGTAGATCGATTTGTTTCTGTTGTTATTACAACATTTGTCGCATTCATAAATAAAGCTACTCCATCTCCTCCACCGGCACTGTCATAAGGGATAGGAAAAGCTATAAAGTTTGTTGGGTCTGTTGCCGCTGCAAACATCTGGATTAAGGTAAAGTTCGCATCGAAAGTTATCTCATGGGGTACGCTTTTTGTTCCGGCATTCGGCAATGTTCCAAAATCAATAACTTTCCTCAAAACAGTTCTATATTGTTGAGAGTTCCCGCCATTATTTACGTTATTCATGCCTGGAATAAACGCTTTTCCACTCAATAACTCTTGGTCTAAAAAGAATCCAATCTCTCGCAAATTAATCGCGTTGGCGTGCCTTTTTAATTGTTCGACTATGAAACCCCTTAAATCTTCTAGATTTTCCGGAGCGACATCGTATACCGGCACATAACTTTCAAAATTTTGGCTATCCATTGGGTTCATATTAATTTCCTAAGGCAAACCACATAAATCCGTCTGTGGAATTTGAGTTGGTGTTAAAGGTAAATCGAAATTGGGTTCGGCTTATTAGCTTAAACCAAACGTCTGCGAAACTACTCGTGCTTGATGGATCGCCTCCAGTATAGAAAGGCGTTCCATTCATGAAAAAGCAGGCATTCGGGAAAGCAATAACGTTTGTAAAAGACGCGAAGTTGACTGTAGACGAGGTAATTCCTGTGCTTAAACCAGAAACGCGTCCCCATTGCATGATGATTCCACCTGGGAGAAAAGTTCTTCCTCCTGTCCCAAGAAGAGGAGCAAAATTTCGCGTTAATTGCATCAGACGGTTGCTGCCGGATAAATAGAAAAGAGCCTCATCCGTATTGACCCCATCATTGATTTGGCAGCTAAACAATTGGCCGAAACCAGGCGTTGCCGCAGGAACTACAGCTGGTTGGTTATTCGGTGGGTTTGTTGCTGTTGTCGAAAAAGGATTAAAATGGATAGATGTGTGATATCCGTTTTGTGCCGACTGATTAGAAAAGGGTAAGTGGTCTATTCCGAAGGAGGTATCCAACTGTTGAAAGTTGTTTTGAATATTTATATAATCCACGTCTAGGTTTACAGTCCCAGTAGGGATTCCAGGTTGGTATGTGCTCATAAAATCTCCTAAATTTGGGTCATTCGACCAGCTTTTCTAATCCAGAGGATCTGAGCATCGATCTGGACTTGTGTTTGTTGGGCATCACCGGCTAATTGAGCATTTGAAAAAGTGTATTGCAGGGTTAAAAAGTTAGCTCTTGTCGCGCAAAAGACGCGTTGCCAGAATTTAGATCCGCCCTTACTATTTAAAGTTGACGATGTCGTTGGGATAACTGAGTTAAAAAAAGTATCCGGATTAGAAACAGGGCTGTAGTCGTTGATCTCATTTTGAGGTAAAGTGTTTGATGCTTCGCTATCGTTGTAATCCAGATAGACATTCATGCTAATTTCACCTGGCTCATTAGGCTCCGAAGCAGCCATTAAAATGTCCAAGTAACCTAGTTGAATATTTTGACCTTCATCAAGAAAGTTGAACTTCTTGCTATAAATCGAGAAGTTTTCGCGGATGTTTATTAGTCCGCTCCCAATATAGGAACCATTTGGCACATCGAGTTGTGGGTTGCTAAATTGTCCGGTTCCTGGGTCAAATAGCATGAGTTGAAAGCTATTCGCATCAATAACGATAATCCCGAAGATGCCGCCATTTAAATTGCTATACGGCGTGCTTGTTGGGATCCCACTAATCCCTATAACGAATCCGGTCTGCATATTGTGATTAGGGCTGGTGACAACAGTGGCCGTTCCGGTTACAGGAGTTCCGGCAATTCCGTGCCCCACAATATTCGAGATGTAAAGGCTAGAGTCATTAGTATTTAGCTCATCTAAATACTCGACGAATCCTTGCTGGTTTCCTCCGACAATAGAAGGTATCGCCTGAGGTTGGCTGGTAATCCAAGAGAAGTTACAGCGTATCCAAGGCACCTGAGTGTTAATCCAGTTCCGGCTCGATTGCGGCTGATAAGTCCCTAAAGTTGTGAGGGAGTCAGTAAATAAGGCCCATGAATCGTTTTCATAATTGTAAACGAGCCTTCTGTTAGGAAAAATCCATGAGGCTGGATCAACGCGTGGGTCATAAGCATTAAGAAGAGGGATCGTCCAATAAGCTAATCGATTGATAAAGTCTCTCGCTCCGTGGACGCGAAATGGGCCATTTTGTGCCGGCTGGAAAGTAAAGACGAAGTCTGGAATCTTGATGTCGATTCTTTCTGACTTATAGCTATCGCACTCGACGATACCTTTGTCTCCGATTCCGACAAGGGAAGTATCGAACTGGACCGCAGAGAACGGACCTTCTCCACCGAGTTCACTATTGACGCGCTCAATCTGAAATGGAGCAATCGAGCGGCCCGTATAGCGGAGCTGCCAAGTTGAACGCTCGCAATAAATAACCAGATTATCCCTAACAAAGCCGACAGATACAATATCTTCAGAAGTTGGAATATCAAGAAAACCTCCTTGTCCTCTAATGTCATCTCTCCAAGAACCGGTGGCCGGTGGCCCAGCGGCAAAAGGAATAAAGGGATTTCCGATAGTAGCCCATCGAATTCTATTGCTAAAATTCTTAGCACTTCCAGCATTGACCCCTTCCCAAGTGTTAAAAGTGACCATCCTTCCTCGGAAAGGAAGCATTGAAAGCCAGTTAACTAAATAGTTTGTCGCATCGATTTTGGCCCAAGGAGTATTCGCCGGAGTCGTATTGTCATAAAAGGGATACCACGTTGTGCCATCGGTAATTCTAGGTGGATCAGCTTGCGCACCAAATTGACCTGTGTTGTTTGTTTCCCAGAAAAGTTTAATATTCGTAGTGGTGAAAAATGGAGTCGCCGTTCCTGGGATTGTTGTTTGACTTACCCAGTAATTCGTTGACCAAAAAAAGTCGGTTCCGCTAATGCTGGCACCATGTGCATTCCAAGTCGTACCTGGAATAAATTCTTCAAAAGCATTAGTGGTGTTATTGAAAATATAGGCATATACTTGATCAAAAAAAATCGTCTGATCGTTTGCGCTATTTTGAATCTCGCGTGTCCTAATCCCCATAACTGGTAAGCCAGGGTAATAGTTGACGGTTCCTATAATCGTTTCTGTGCCTCCTCCAGTGATTGTTAGGACTCCGGTGGTATAGTTTATGCTTCCACCTATTCCTGTGCCGCCTGTGGCCACAAGAACCCCATTCATGGCCGGATCGGTATACGTGGTCCCATCCGTACCACCGACAACACTTAAGGTGCCTGGAACTATTGTTGCTGTTGGTTCAAAAGGAGCCATAATATCAATGGCTCCGGCAACTAATGAGGTGTTGATAGCCGCTTCTTTTTGAAGCCTTCCGAGGAGCTGATATCCTTTTTTCCTTAAAAGCCGTTCGCGCCAGACATAAGCATTTTCTAATTGAGGATAGGCATCATTAGGCAAAATGAATTCTTCGCGCTGCTGCACAAGACCGGTAGACATTCCTGTAATTTTTAAAGGTGAATATCCTGCCATTAGAAACCTTGCCCCATCCCCCATCCTGTCCCATAGCCGTAACCGGTCATTGTGGTATTGAACATGGTGATGTTTGGTTGCTGAATTTCTTCTATAGCCTGTCTTTCTAAGACCATTGCTTCTTGCCGTTTAAATCCTTCACTAAGGTTTTGAACGCCTTCAACGTCTTGTCGGTCTCGGAGGATTTCCATCGCGGCACCAAAGGCGATATATTGTGCCCATTGGTTTAGCACCGGATGATTAGTGGTAGCCATGAACTGCGAAGGAGTTTGATAGGTTTCGATCTCGACGAGGTAGACGTTATCTGGGACTGGTCGGATGGTGAATTCGTTGTTCCAGAAAAGCAGGTTGTAAGGGCGACCCACTTGATAAGTTGCTGCCCAGATATTTAGCTGGCTGCCTGGCTGGATAGGAACTGGCAAAAGAAGATCGATTTGAGTCGTTACGTAGTTAACCGTTCCGCAATACTGAGGGGTTAAGGAAATTGGAGGATAAGCATTATTTGGAAGGTTCGCGTTTTGCTGTCCACCAAGAGGAGAAGTATTAGGGATGGAGGGAATTTGGGTGTTGGTTGAATCGAGATAGACATTGTTACCTACCGCGTTTTGTTGAACGAAGATAAGCTGGCCGTTTGTTGTGTTGTTTCCAATTCCGAAGGAATTAACAACAGCACCTCCATCGTCTAAAACTCTGATAGGGTTTCCGGCTTGGTCAATACCCCCAATAACAACTTGCGTGCTTAAAATCCCGAAGTTAGGCTGAGGGAATGGATTAACATTGTTTCCGAAAAGGGAAAAAGAGAAGGTGTTTCCGGATGTCCAAGACCCTCCGCTAATATAGGCAGTAAATCCGGTCGCGTCCGTACCATTTAAACTAAAGTTGTTAGAGTCAATAACAGTTACTGTATAACCGTTATTATTTAATTCAACCATTCCAACTACATCAACTATAGTTATAATTGAACCGGTTAGTAATTTGTGATTTGGACTTGTAATTATACAAGGATTTGTCTGCTGCGCGTTGGTAATGGTTCCGGAAAGACCACCTCCGGCTTGAAATTTAGTGGGGTAACGAGGGTATAAATTGTAAAGTTGATCTCTATTTTTAAAGAAGTTGCCTTGTATTCCTTCGAAATAGACAGGGGCACGGAAACCCTGACAATTGTTAACATCAACCGGATATCGGTCCACGTTTGGAATTGTCAGGAATTTATAAACCGTGCGGATCTGATCAAGTTTGATTGCATAAGGAAAATCATTATTATAAAAAGTATTAACGGCAGCTTGAATGTCTGTGCTTTTCAAAGCGGCTTCGCTCGCAGACGCTGTTAGTCTACGCACTTTCGTTTCGATAAACGTATAAGTTGAATCGGCCTGAACGACAGCACTCATGATCTACCCCTTTATTAAAACCCAGCAGCAACAAACTTATGGAGCCATTCTCCTTCCTGATCATCTTCGATGGGCGCACCGTTTCTTTGGATGTTTTCACCATCAATGCTGACTAGGCCGCTTCTCTTAGGAAGCACCTTATTTTTGTCATTAACTTCTTTGACTAGACCGTGAGGAACTTCGTATGTTTTGCCTGGAATGAAGTGCCAGATTTGAATCGGCTCGCCGGATCCCAAACAGAATGGTTTTGTTAAACGCTCGTGTTTCCCTCTGGAATTGAGGTATTCGGCTTTGACCATCTTTGAGTTTTCTTTCTTCTGCGATTCCATTTCTTTTTTATGCTCTGGTTTGAAATGCTTGAATTCATCAAATGGAACACAATTAGTTAGTGTATTTATTAGACCATGCATTTCACCGCCAGCGGTGCATAGTGTCAGTTGTTGTTTAGCCATAGTTAATTTCCTATATTGTTTAATGATTGAAAGGGCACCTGGTCGGTGCTGTTGTTGTATTGCAAATTTCTAGAGCCAGATGGGGCAATAGATGCCGGCTGTTCGACATTTCCCGAAGGAGTGACGAAGGGATCGAATCCACTCGAATCTAGGGTGAGGGTAAAGTCTGACCCATTGATCGCCGTGATCGTTCCTACCAGTCCATTCGCTTGATACATTCCATAAGGTCTAGGAACCAAGAGCCTCACGTTCATCCCGACGATATAGGTGTTTGCCTCTGTCGTGGGGTTTCCTATCGCGACCGAAATAACCATAGGAGCTGATTGCGTGATTGCCGTAATCAGCAGGGAACTGGGTATTTGAATCACCGGAGGCAGATAGTTGTTAGCCATTTTATCCTTGATATAAGGATGGGGACACATTGTCCCCACCCATTTGTAGACCATTTTCCTGACGTCAGCACAATGATCCTAGTATTAGCTAGGAACCGGTGCGTTGATCGTTCCTGTTTCCATTTTGTAGGCTTGCCATACAATAATGTCGCCTGCAGCACCCCCTGGGGATTGTGCTCCGGCTGGGACGTACATGTAAGGAATAAACTGGCCTGAATGGAATGGAATCTGCGTAAAGTTGTACCCTGTTTGAACGCCGGTAATCGGGTTAAACTGGGTCGATTGACCCGCAGGTGCAACAGTTGCAAATAGGAGTGTCGTTGGCGAACCGGAGCTTGCTGGAAAGGCAAACGCCGTAAAGTTCGTGGTGTTGACATTGATCGTGAAGTTATAAGCATCGACGATCGAAGTAACGACGGCTGGCAAGCTTTGCGGCTGGTTGAAGTTATTCAACTGAACCATTCCGAAGCTTCCTGGGATCGTAAACTCAAGTTTTTGACCTAAGTAAACGCTGTTTGCTTGTGAAACAGTAACTTGAGCTTGGGCGGCTTGGGTTACTTTTGTCACATAAAGGAAGCTTGGCTCGACAGGAGTAAACTGATTTACTCGACGAACTAAGAACGAAGTTGCTCCGGCAGAGAATCCGGATGCATCCAAACCTAAAAGTGTAAAGGCTGAACCTGAAACACTTGAGATCGTGAATGTCATGCCGCTGATTTGCTGCATCCCGACAGCGTTATAAATAACGACCTGATCTCCATTGGAGTAGGTATTAGTTACCGAAGCCACCGCAGGGTTTGCGTTTGTAATAGTTGTACCGGTTAAAGCCGCCTGTGGAGCAGGAAAGCTTGTAACGTAGGTAAAACCATTAGAGGCTGTCGATGTCGAGAATTTACTAATATTGATGGCGTTTGTGCTGAGCGTTTTAGTCCAGCGCAGACCGTCGTTATTAGCAGTTAATCCACCCCCATACCATTCCCCTCGAACGCAAACTCCTGGGTTTGGCGCAAGGTTCATTTGAGTAAGGTTGGTGGTGACAAAATAATCAGCACCACTTGGAAGTGGGATGATTTGGTTCACCGCAGGGTTTGGCTGTGTGAAAGTCCCTTGAGTAACAATAGTAAAAGGCATAATCCTAATCTCCTTATGATGGTTGGAAAGTTGTTACGTTCAAACCAGAGATCCAGTTTTGGTTTGTAATCGCACGAGCGATCGCAAACTTAGCGTATAGCTGACTGTTTTGTGCAACTGATGACACGACATAAGGAGGTCTGTATCCCAACACCGCGGTATAGTTGTTTTGCTCCACTTTTGCAGCAGCTTCCAAACCGTACATCGGGATGGTGTATACTGTCTGGCCGCCTGGTGAAGAAATGCCGGGAATCTTTGCAGCTTTAGAAGAGACAAAGAATCGGAATCTGGAAACTGAGCAATACTCTTCAGGTCTCAAGGATTCTTGAGAAGGATAAGCATTTTTCAGAAGTACACCCTGAACGTTTTTAAGGTCGGGAGTAATGTCTGTGCTTGCCAGCGCAATAAAGGCGTCTCGAACTCCGGCCGTGCCAAAATCTCGACCAGCTGATAAAGCTGTAAGCATGGATCTTGCATCATTACCGAGAAGGATGTTTTCAATATTGTTAACATCGTTCAAACTTATGTTACTAGGTTGATCCCCGTTAATACCCCCAGTGGCGTTTACATAACTGGAAACAATCTGAGTGGCCGCAGTTGATCCGCCTTCAGCGACCGTAGAAATTGTCGCGTTTGTTGTTATTTTTGGATGTGAGACTGTCATACCTGATGCCGCTAATGCTCTCGCTCCACCAAGCGCATCAATGGTTGGGCGTGACATAACTGAGGTGTCAATAACGCTTGATACATACTGAACCGGGTTAAAAGCCGGATTTGTAGTAAACGAATCATTAGCAGCTTCGATTTTTTTGGCTTGTGCGTCTGCTGCACGGATATAATCGCGTGA